CTGGATCATGCTGATAGTCCGGTCGCATTTTGGAATCATCAGATTCCATCGGTACCACAACCTGCTCTGGCAACACATGCCTTGCGACTGGTTCCTCATCGAACTCATTCAACGATCGAATAGTCTCCCGAACACTACGCCTCACTTCATCCTCAGGCATGTCGCCCAACGCCACCTGCAAAGAATGATCCAAATCATCCGTAAACACCTTCATGACAGGGATACCATTCTTACCCGGGAACCTTGGAAGTATAGTCGACATAACCGCCAAATCAGCATCCCTCAAGGAAGCCATTCGACGAGATACTTGCTGACTAACAAGTGCTAAACCACCCCCCAGCAACTTGATCTTCTCTGACGCCTGAACCACATGAGACGCCACGACGTCATCTGCCAGACCATGCAACGTCCTTTTCCAATCTCCAGTCACCGTGGAAAAGGCTGCATAACGAGGTGCTATGAGAAACTCAACATTCTTATCACTTCTGACACGTCCCAACAGACGCCGAAGTGCGTCCACTACTCCTCTAACTGCTGAATTGACCGGCCCCAAAGTCCAGTCCCAGGCACACCACAAGCAATACACGGCCACTGCCGAAACTCGCACGAGCGCCGAGGTGGAGGTAAAATCCACCAACTTCCGCAACTCTTGCATCATAAGGCTCGACAACAAGCCTTTATCGTAACGATCAACAAAACACCGAGAGAATATAGCAATCCCCAAGCTATCTATCTGCTGCGGAGTGAGAGGTGCACTAACCGTAACGGACGTTCCCTCAACGACACACCGATCATTCGTGATCTTCAACTGCTTTCGAACCGCATACTGAGTGAAATTGTCATTCGGCAACTGCATTGCAAACTGATATGTACGATCGACGACTCGACGATCAGCCACGAAATTCTCGGGCTCCCAAGCCCCAGCATCCGTTGGATCTGCTGTAAGATTCTTAAGACGCCAAGAGTAAACCACATACGAATCCTGCGAATTGCGAAGCTCCATAGCATGCGTAATTGCTGTTTCCTGTGGCACCCCTTCGACTTTGGTCATGCGATAAAAGAGAAAACAATCTCGATTTCCCAAAAGCTCCAACTTATACGAACACTTCTTCACCGGCGGACCAACCGAGAAGTAATGACTCGCAAGCCAAGCAGACCAACTAACCAATGGATAGCTCGTCACACCTGCCACGCCCTCAGGATACTTGAACAAAATCTCCGTTTCCGTCTTCTCAAAGTAAACACCCGTACCAGGAATTTGCCCTTCTGTGGCTACCATCATAATCGGATGATATATGATGAATCCAAATGCCACCTCGGCCCCAACCTGCATCATAGACGTAGCCACTTGTAATGGAGGTAATGCATTAACAACCCCATCCACACACAAGCCATCCGCCCTATGCAAACAATTGGCCCCTTTACTGCAAGACTGCAACTTCTGACCTCGGAGATAGGCCTCGTACGCCGCACGAGGCACCACAGATCCGAAGTCCTTACTGACCTCTACATAATCACCAAAGACTCTCATGGTATCGACTCCTACCGAATGCTGCTCATGCACGGCCACCACATTTGATGGATCGATCTCCAAATGCGCTTCCATATCAGTTGTCAGCAAATAGGACAGCACACTTCCCCCCATGTGCACCACTGAACTAGCATACTGAGAAACATGCATCGTCAGCAGCTCATTAGCCATTCGTCGCGATGCAACCCAATACGCGTGACCCGGTTCATTCATCGAATAATTGATCACATTAAATTCTGGGTAGGCCACGACAAGGCGATTCAAGTCGTCCGGACCCAATGAAACCGTCAAGACGGCTTTACGCGCCGAGGCCTTACGAGAAGCCTCGCGCTGCAAGATCTCATTCAGTTTCTCGGTTGCCCGATTACGAAACTGGATGTAACTTG